AGTCATCTTCCTATCCGAATCAGCTATCTTTATCAGATACTGATACGTGCTCACATAATCTTTGACCCCTTTCGTGAATATGAAAGAGATCGCGATTAATGCGCTAAGAGGACTGACTAAGGACTTTACTAGTCGAGATTTTCATCTCCCGACTATTAAACCTAGTAAGGATTCTAATGAACAGGGGCCCCTCAGGGGCGGTGAACAGTAACCACGTCCTGCAGTGTCTACTAGGAAACCAGCTAAGAGAGTAACTCGCTTAGCTGATTCTATAAGACCCTCTACAGGATATGGTGATACTTCAACACCTCGTCTAATCCATCTCTTCGCAAATTCAAACGTATCATCTGATACGTGAGACTTTTGCTCTGAAATAGATACTCCAAGCTGGTTCATCACTTCGATGTACTTAGCTGAGAAATCTTTCCCAACTAGCACTATATCATCTCCTAAAATGGAATAATCCATTTGTGAAGGTAACTCATTCCTTACTGCATAAAAGCAGTAATGAGCGACGATGTGATGACATAACGTGAACATAGACCAGGAAGAATGAGCTCCCATCGGCTGCCCGGCATTATATCGGTATTCATTACCTTTATAATGATATGGGTATCCGACAAGGATATCTCTTCAAGCTGAGGCGAAAGAGGAGTTGGTCAACATTTCTGTTATTCCAACTTGCATCTCCATCGGGAATCGATCCGTAGCTGCCGAAAGATCGGCAGATATGAACGGACCTGGTGAAGCACGAAGTCGCGTACCAGATAACTGATCAAAACTACAATCTTGTGAGAAGCCTTTCAACACCTTAAAAAGGTGATGATGGAACTCTTTAAGACCAAGTTGCGACCAGTAATCTAATAACGCGAACACTCGGCTCTTAGTCTCTCGATCGTCTTTCACTGAAAGTTTACGAATAAGGGGTTTCCCTTTTCGGACTTTCTTTGATTCCAACTCGACTACTGATTGGTACCAGTCAACGATTCCTTCATTATTTAGAAGGGTTTCGATTACGGGTGCCAAACGAGGTTCGACTTTATTAATACTATCAACTAAGGTTGTTGGTAGTGCTTTTAAGTCGATCAACGCAGTAGCTAGAGCGGGACCATTTGGACCTGATTTTAAGGTCCAATGAAAAGACGGTCCAGCTAATCATTCGTCAACGGTAAGGCCGCGTTCGTAGTCAGCAGTAGTGAGTGTACAGTCCGGAACTGGATACGGTTCGATGACCATTTTCGTTTTTGCGAAAGTGATTATCGTGTCGATCAAGTTGCGGTCTGCGCTAGAAGGTTCAACGATAGATGAAAAATCTACCGGTGTTCCTCCTAGCTCCATTCGACTTAAGTTAAGTGCCGTAAGTACGGCCCGAATTGCTTCGGGGCGATCCTTATGTAACGCTTTTCTCAAGTTGGGACTCAAAAATAAAGGATAACCTAAACGGTCGACCTTTATTCCTTGATCCCTCAACGGCTGACCCGACATAGCCCGAGTCACCGATAACCTGTAGAGTTTCATAGCTCTAACAGCTTCTCGGATTCCTCTATACTTCTTGGTTCTTTCGAACCAAGTGTGTATTGCCAGAATGTCTG